CTGATAGTTCGTTCATTCGCTTGGATACTGCTGCTTGTTCCTCGGCTGAATACGTAGGTTGCCGTTTTACTGTAGGCGTTCCACCGCTAGCCGTTGGCGCACCGTTCAATGCACCTTGTAACTTGCCATAATAAGGACTTTCGCTTTCGTCCTTATCTGGATTAGCTTTAACCCATGCAGTATGCTGCGCGGATAACGTACGCAACACTTGTGCATTATATCCGCTAGTGCCGGATTGTGTAGCCGTTGGTGGTTTAACATGAGTACCTACATATTTCATGCTGCCGTCTGTGCCAACAATATAGGTTTTTCCGTCTGGCATAACCTTGATATTTTTCGCCCCGAAATTACCGATATTTTTCATTTGGCCGTCTGGCGTCATAACGATAACTTGACCGTTCGCAAATTGTTTTGTTTCAACCTTGCCATAACCGCCCATATCTTGAATAGTACCGTCGCCCATGTTGTAACGTACAATATGGCCGTTTTGCGCACTACTAAATTTGTAATCAGGCTTATCAAGCGCCGCAATAGAATTCAAGTTATTCATATCAATAGTACCAGCGCCAACTTTACCGGCTAGATAGTTATATCTTGCAACGGCCGGCGCCAACCCTTTAACCCGTTTTGTGTTATAGGTATCTACAACCGGGTTCCCGTCCTTGTCTTTAGTGAATACAAGGTTGTTCATGATTTGTTGGCGCATTGGTTCAAGCACTTTTTCTTGATATTCGTTGACTTGTTGCATATACATGTTATTCACGTCGGTTTGATATTGTTCGTTGGCTAAACCTTGCGCCGTCTTGAAATCAAAACCAGCTTTGACAAGGGCGAGTGTATTCGCCCCTAGTCTTTTACGCGCTTCACTTGTTACAGTCGCTTTGTCTGGAATGGAATATTGGCCCGGCGCTTTATCCTCGTTGGCATTACCACTTTCTACCAATTTGGGCGCCCCACGAAAAGGGTTATTCGCCCTTTGTTGCATCATTTCTTGATACGTTTGCGGTACACCATTACCAATACCAGTATTATTTAGGTTTTCAAAGTTCCATAACCCTGTATTTTGTTGTGGTGGTTGAACTGGTGCAGCCGGTGCATCTGTGTTAGCTTGCATCGGTTGTGCTGGTGCAGTTTGCCCGCCCCATAAACCTTGATTATTTGCCACCGCTTGCGCACCAAAGGAATTATTACGCATAGCATTATTAATAAACTGTCCGGCATTAAATTGTCCTTGTGTTGGCATTTGGCTCGCCATTTGTTGCGCCGGTGTCGCTTGTTCGCCACCGTTTAGCATATCTTGGTATCCATGCGCCATGCGGTTATTTTGAATTTGCCCTAAACGATACCCGCCGTATCGACCAGCCAACTCGCCGATGCTTTCCCACGGGCTATAGTCTTGTAAATAAATAACGCCCATTGTGTTATTCCTCTACTTTCTCCGATTTCTTACCTTTAGTTTTCTTTGTTGTTTTTTCGTCTGTTACTTCGTCAGTATCTTCTGGATTTTTATCTGTTGGATCGTTTGTTTCATCTGTTCCTTCACCGGTTCATTTATCGTCTTTTTTACCGGTGCTTTCAGATAGTTTCTTTGCATCTGCAATCGCTTTCAATTCTGCTTCATTAATGCCTTCTGCCATGATGCCGTTAGCATAGAAAAGATTATCGCCAGTACATTGCAATTCATATACATGTTCAGTATTGCCAGTTGCTTCGCTAAATGTAACAGGTTCATAACTATTAACCGTCATAATAACGTCGCCAACTACCAATTCACTAACTAATTTTAAACCTTCCGGAGTCAATACCTTTTCTGTGCCTGTGGTTGTTACGCCGAAAGATACAGTTTCAAGGCGATGTGTTTCTTTTTCGCCCATATCATGCAATGCAATTACATCATTAACCGCACCCAACGTGATAACAGTATCACCATTTACAAACGTTTCAATAACCTTGCCACCTTCTGGTGTTGCAATTTCAGTACCCGCTACAAAACAAAAACCTTTCATAAGCCCTCCAAAGAAACCGCCAGAACCTTGCTTAACCATTGTTTGTGCTGGTTGTGCTAGTCCATAGCGTAATGACATAAATCTGTTAAGTAAATCTTCTTGATCCGCGTTATTTAACTGGCTCATAGAGTAGTAATCTTTGGCCGGTTGAATTGCCGCGCTTTGTGTTGTTGCGCCTGTATTAATAGGGTTTTGCGCTAACCCTTCGCGTTGACCTACTAAACCCGCTGCGGTGCCGGCGTTATTCATCTGATTTGCATAACCTTGGTTCATTAGATTTGCTTGATTGATAATACCGTTTTGGTTGTTGTTATAGGTATTACCCCATAACCCCATTTTTGCACCGATACCGCTTAAATTATTATTAAGCGCTTGCGTATTAAGTGCAGCCGCTTGGCCTAAATCATTTGAATATTGTGCTGCAAGTGTATTAGATGCGTTCTTGCTAATATCATTTAATGCATTATCTGTAATAGATGAATTCACAATGCCGCGACTTGCTAGGCCAGAAACTGCATTGCCTACAGTTGCCTGTAAATCATTGTTTAACGCTTGCCGTCTAGCATCTGCATAGCCTGTTGGTAGTTGGCCGTTTGTGATGCTATCCATTGCGTTTTGATTTTGTAGCAATGCGCCGTTATATTCGTTAGCCAGTTGGCTTGCGCCGTTGTTCATAGTATCAACGCTTGCCGCTAACTGATTTGCATACCGCATGTTATCCGTCAAATTCTTGGCCCCAGCCGTAGAAACTTGATTTTGTAACGCGCCGATTGCATTTTGATTGCCGCGGTTAGCGCCTAAATACGAATTATACATATTGCCGTATTCTGGCGTTATCACGTTATTCAAGGCCGCATCGCCCATGCCTTGCAAGGTGTTGGCGCTTCGATTGGTGTTGTTAATCCAATCCATTTGGCCTTGTAATAGTTGCTTTTCGTCGGCCGTTGCCGTAGGTAGTTTGGCATCAATGCTGCTTACCTTCGACTTTTTACCGCCGCCGCCAAATAATTGCAAGTCAAATTTAAACATGCTTTTCCTTTCTACAAAGTGGCTTCAAGGTGTTTTCGCACCGTTTTCAGTACTTTGTAATTAAAACCGTTATAGGAATAGTCCATAGTTGGAACGCGTTCCATGTTCCATTTTTTAATAAATCCCTTTGTACTTCGATGTGTTGCCGTAACAATTGCATCAAGATCATTCAACTTCATTACTTCAACAATGTATTTGCCAATTACTTTCATATCCCCGTATGTTTGCCAAATTGTAAAATATCTTACGCCTTCATATTCATTGATAGTCCAGAATAAGAAACCCGTATTAGGAAAGTATTTGAAATAATAGTTGTATTTGTCTTTGTAGTTATTATTTTCATCGAAATAGTACCCGCTTAGGTCTACACGTTCGCCCGTTCTACGTTCATAGTCCTTTATCATGTTTTCAAGGCTATCCGTTTTCATTAGGCCACCCGCTTCCACATGTATACAGATAAGTACGGCTGCATAATATTATGCGCTTGTCCGCCACCTTCTTGATTAATAGTATGTGTGTGATTACCAGCGCTATCAATGGCGATAGTGTGATTATGGGCCCCGCTAGTTTTCACATCAACATCATACGATGATTGAACGTGTGGCCCAACTTTCAGAGATGCATTATAGTTTATGCCTTTGTATTGTCCGGTACCAGCATTATTGAAGTAGTACAAATACCCATTATGAGTATGTTCTCCTGCCTCTTGTGCCGTTCCTGTATGCGTGTGTCCTCCACCTTCGGAAGTGTCCCCCCCGTGATTATGTTTCGGCATTTCTTGCGTAGTCAATACATGCGTTTCAGCACCACCAGTACTACCCGCGCTATATTTATCGCCTTGTGATAATAAAACCCGTCCCTGTTCAATATATTCCCACGTACCAAACCCAAACAAATCATGCGGATTGGTCTTCATGGTACTACAATATATCGCACCTACTGGATAGGCTTTTGATAATACGCTATCAATCTTTGGTTTTAAATCTTCAATATCTTTCTTCACCGCTGCAAATAAATCATTGATACTTTTTGCCAGATGCCTGCTTTCTATTTGCTCATCGTCAATATTAGCACCCTTTATTGCTTTATCCAAGATACCGCCAAACCCCGGGCGGTAGTATTTGATACTTTTAACAGATGTACTATCTGTTACTACAATAGCAACAATGATGCGTTGTACTGATTTCCATTGAACGCCATTATACAAATACATCTTATCAGCGATTGTGTTGTAATACATCTTATCTATTTCGGCTTTAGGTGTGTTAGGTTGGCGAAGTGGCTCGACTGTTGTACTGCCATAACTTAACGCCCCAGTTGCAGAACGCTCCACATACAAATACGATGTTGAACGTGCGGGCAAGCTCCAAGCACTCGTTTTACTTGTAATCGTACTTACATAGTCTACACTTCCGTTATCATCGTACCCGTCGGCGAATGATAATAATACAGGTGTTTGACTACCGTCAATTATTACGCTTAGATTATCGCCAATCAGAAATGAATATTCACCATTTCCGACCTTCCCACTCAACACTCTATTTCGTAGTACACCGCCGCCACTATTACCACCGCCACCAGCTTTTAAGTCGATACCTTTGGCAATATTTAACATTTCATCACGATTTTTACGGATACTATCTTGTACCGTATCCCCTTGCGGTGTGATATCCAAAGGATACTTTTCTTTATATGCCATATTTATACTTCCTCATATGTGTAATCTAACTGGCGTAATGAAATAGCGCCCTTTTGAACATTGATTTTGAATTGTACATTACGATTAGCACCGCCACCGATTTTGTAAGCCTTAGTGTATTCGTTGACATTCATCAACGCTTTATAATCGTAGGTCTTAAAGTTCGCGTAGTAAGTTTTAACCGCCTTACTAGCAAATTCAATCGGCTTAGGTTTCTTATTAGAAATGCCAATAGTGCCATAGCCGGGAATAAGATTATGCGTTACAAAATTATAATTCATAATTAATATGAATTGTCTTGTTGCCAATCTATTGCCGCTTACTATTGACGTTTGAATTTGTACGCTATCATCTGTATCTATGGTTTCATCTAGGATGCCGATTTTATTGCCGTAGGCTATGTATACTTCTTTATCTACATTCACCGCATCATTGATGTTGTGCGTGAATTTACGCGATGTAAAAACGCCGCGCCCGTCCTCATAGCGTGGTAAGTAATGATAGATAAATACTGTATCGCCGTTATATGGTTTAATCCATATTTGCTTACGGCTAGATATATGCCATACATCACAATCTTTTGTAATGTACTTTAATAGATATGAATTAATATTCAACCCGGTTTCAAACGGCTGAACCTGCGCATAGGTATTAGTAGGCATAAATGACATAAATCCTTGATTGCCTAAATAATAACTGCGATCATCAACGCTCACCGTTGCACCGCTACAGTAACCAGTATAGGATAGAGGGTATACCGTTAAATTCCGTGCATCTGGCGTGCCAATAACTTGATACACACGCCCATATTCCTTATATACGATAATTGCACGCGTTAGGAAATCAACGGCGATAATACTGCCCTGGTCTTTATACCCTACATCAACATATTGGCTGCTTGATGCATCGTTGCTATTATGTGTCCATGATTGATAATCACCAACCGCCGACCAATTCAACCGATGCGAATAAATCGATGAAAGCAACACACGTCCGGAATGACTGGAAACAATTTCACATGTAGGGCTTTCTACTGTAATGAGTTGCCCCGCTCCCGTAATCGCCTGTAGCTTTCCGCCACTAGCAATCAGAATATCACCACCGAATGCATGATACATAGGCTTTTGCACACCACTTAATACCCCTAATAGTTTGTGAGTGCTGAAATCTGTTTCATATAAATTCTTATTCGATGAAAAATACCAACGCTTCCGATACACATCGTAATACAACGTTTCAATGGACAAGCCGAAATCATACAGTACTCTAACCCCTGGTACTGTACGCAATGCATTATCCGTTCTATCGAATTCGCATTGTCTAGCCTGCGTTAGGGCTTGCATATCAATATTTTCTGGCGTGTTCGACCAATCAAGGCCCAATCTAAAACCATTTGTCATGGCTACTTGTTTTACGCCCATTATGTGATACCTCGTGCCACTTTGATTTGTTCTGTGATGTAATCAATGAACGTCTTATCATAAGCAGCATAATCAGTCATGAGTGATTTTTTCTTCACCATGAAAGATACTAATTGCACTAGATAACTATGAAAGAATTCGGAAAACGGAATAGTATCGTCTAAATCATCAATGTGATTTTTTCTTACGCTATAAAACACTTGATTAACCGTTTCACCGTCATAGGTTTCGAATGTTCCGTTTATGATGCGGATAGGATAGCCAGTTTTAGGAACGAACCCCATAAAATCGGAAGGAACCGCCCTTTTATCCTGTATATCCATATTCTTAACTACTTCACGGTCTTTAATACTAACTAGGATAGTTGTTAGCCAGTCAATCGCTGCGTTAATGTACTGGATATATTCTAGTTGTTCATCAAGGATTTCGTTTGACTCTACATTAACGAGAGTAATCAATTCGCTTACTACCATAATTCCAGTATCCTTCCGCAATTACACTATCATTGTTACCTAATCCATTATTAATTGATTGCAACGCACTAACCATATTTGCTGAAATTCCAGAAATATCAAGGTTCATCACACGATATACAATGTAATCAACTAACAATGTTTCAAGTTCTGCCGGTAGTCCGCTATCATCTTCAAGCATCTTATAGCCAGCAGTTTTTATATAATCAACGGTGATTTTCTGCTCTTTGTCTGCATCAAATACTACCGTTTGTAAATTCAATACTTGGTACCCTTGCACTTCCGTATCGTCTGCCTTGACATTTAATATGCTGATGCATTGAAACGGCAATGTGATCCGTCCACGTCCAGTACCTTCAAACGTGCCTGTTGCAAGGCTCGGGCAATATTGACCGATTAGGGCATTTAATAAGTGATTGCCTTCGTTGTAATACTCCAATAAGTAATACGGAGTATATTGTTCTTGCGAGGTATCGCCTATTTGCATGAACGCCCTATTGATAATGTGTTTTACGTTCATATTCACCCCATATAAGAATAAAGGCGGATGTTACCCCGCCTATCATATTTACGCTTCTACTACGCCACCAGTCATAACATTGATTACGCCGTAATCTTTGCTATTGAACTTGGATTTTTCGATTGCGCCATAGAAAGCAATACCATTGCCCTCTACGTTGCCGTAGTCGTCCACTTGTTTAATGTGCTTTGCTGGACGAGATACTGCAAAGCATGCCGCTTGTTTACCTAACAACAAGTTATGACATACGTTAGCACTAGATGCACCTGTTTTGTCATTCAATACGCGTTCATATTCGTATAAAATAACGCCGTCATATTCACCTAATGCACCTGTGAAAATAGGGTTTTTAGAACCACGAACGTTAGCGTTTTGTTGTGCTGCAAGCCACTTAGCATCATCTTTCAAATCACGTGCCGCCCAAGGAGAAACTAACATAATGAATTTGTCCATACCGTCAACTTTAATAGGTTGTACTTTAGGGCCGTGCATTTGTGCTTTACGTTTAGCACGAGAAATGAGTGTAGTAGTCAATTTATCGTTAGCCGTAATAGATGCTTGCGTACCGGCAGAAGATGCATAAAGTGTTTCACCAGATGTAGGAGATGCGGAAAGCTTAGCGATTAACTTGTTATCTTGCCAATCAGCTAACCATTGTTTCAATGCACCTTTGATTTCTTTTAACATATCGTATTGTGTTTTTTGGTCGTCCGCTTCATAGCGAGATACCGCATTACGTACTAATTGAGTTTGCACGGTGAAGTCATAGATATTCAATGCTTCTTCGTTACCGGTTAAAGTAGCACGGTTACCTTCAACACCGGCACCGCTTAAATTCATCATCAAGCCGAATGTTACTGCATCACCTTTTACGCCTTCTAAATCTTTGTTTTTATGTACCACATTGGATCCGTCAAGTGCGGTGAATTTATCGAAGAAAGACTCTTTTAGTCCTTCGTGCCACACTTTTTTAGTCCAAATCTTAGGGACTAACGCCGCTGGAATAGTTACTTGATTTCTTTGTTCTGCCATATTTTACCTCTTATAATTCGTCAAAATATTTGCGTACATCGTCCGGCAATGCATCAAGATTGCCTGTGTCATACGCTTTCAAAATATCTTCTTCCGTTACCTTGTTAGGTGTAGGAACGCCACCATTGAGTGCGCCAGCCTTAGGCAATGTCGCCGCTACTTCTAGTGGGTTGTTTGGTACTTCGGTACTTGTCGCCCGTTCATTTTGCAATTCATCAACAAATTTTCTAATAGTTTCAAAATCGGCTTCGGTACCTTCGCCCATATCAACACGATAAAATGCATCGTTAATCGGTTGTGCATCGCGCATCGTCATTCCGTTTAACTTGTCTAAACCGCGTTGATACAACTCGTTAAAGTTTGGTAGCGATTTAATTTCATTTACGAAATTTAGGTTAGTTTGCCGTTGTTGATGTACTGCAATTTGCTGATTAGTAATCGCATATTCTGCATTAGCTTCAAAACGAATAAATTCGTTGTACTTTTCAGCATCTTCATACATCAAACCTTCTAAATCTTCCGCCGTCATATTGAAACGTTTTAACGCTTCACGGCGTACGAAATCACGAATATTTGATACTTCTTCTTGCGGTAATTCAATCGGTTTTTGCTGCGCTTCGAATTGTCTAGCGCGTTCTTCCGCAGCTTTACGTCTTGCGCGTTCCTGTGCAAGTGCCGCCTTTAAGTTCTGATCGTTCGCATGATTTTCTTCTTCCGTTTCACCTTCGTTAGTATTCGGCGTTTCTGTTTCTACTTCCGCATCATTCGCATCACTTTCCGGCGTTTCAGTAGAGGGAACTTCATTTGCACCTTCCTGTGTATCCGTTTCTTCGGTTGTTTCTTCCAGTTCAACGCCCGCGTTTTCTAAATCTTCCGGAGTGAAACCAGCTTCTTCAATGTTCACTAAATCTTTTTCCATATCAAATACCCCTTTATGCCTTTTAACGTCATTGCCGGACGAATATAAGAATATGGCAGTTTAACGCCGTTGCCGGGCGAGTATATAAGTGCAAGTAGTTTAACGCCATTACTTGGGGCGAAATATAAAAAACGCCCCATATAGGAGCGTTTTATTATTGTGTTGATAGTTTATATTACATACCGCCTAAATCGTTCATAGGTGGCAAAATTTGCGGCGCATTTTGAATGTTTTGTTGTTTGTCTTTCAAAGCTAACCGTTCCGCCATAATTTGTTGCGGTGAAATCTCAACCCCTAGCGTTTGTAAATACATGCTCAATGCTTCCGCTGGCATATCATCTAGGCTACCGCTAACACGCAATTCTGGCATAGCCGGTTTTTCCGCCGCTTGTTGTATCCGTTTCTTAACGGCTTCTTTTTCTGGAAAATCCATAAAGTCGAGGATAATATCCATAGGAATATCAACGCCGCTTTTCTTAGCTTCCAATAATTGATATAGGTTAGCTTTACGAGCCGTTGCGCTTGCTTGGCTAGTGCTGATTACAATATCGAAATCAAAAGCGGATAGATCATATAAAACTTGCTTAATTGGATTACCTTCCGCATCACGTTGCGGTTGCCCTAATGCATCTGTTAATACTTGTTCTTGCATAGGTTGATTTAACCCCGGTGCAATCTGTACAAATTCCTTTTGACCGTCATCGCCCATAATGCGCATGGCTTTATCTTGATTATAGAATTGAGGAATTAACCCCGGAGCATTCTTTTCACCCCATAAGAGTTTTACAATTTGCCGTTCTGCTTCTTTCGCCTGTTCAAATATGCCAGCCGTTTGAACAGTTGTTACAGATTGGCGCAAATCGATTGCCTTACCACTCATAGCACCAACGCTACCGCTTAGACTTTCCGGAGTGATACCGCTAATAGAATAGAAGTCATTACTTGCTTGTTGTTCAAGGCTTAAATTGATATTGCTATCCATTGCCGGTGTTCCGTCTTGGAATGTTACTCCCGGAGGTAGCATAATATTTGCGCCCGGTTTTGTACTGTTCTTTTCGATATTACGTTTAAGACGTTCATCTATTTGACCAGTCCAGAACTTTACACCTAAACTTTGCTGATTAACAACATGCATGCGTTGACTGCGGTTTTTATTAAGTTCCCTTTGTGCATCCTTAATATCACGTACTACACCAGCCGGTTCTAGTTCATCATCTGCTAGTTCACCGGTATAGTAACAATATTCACGCACTAACGGGAATTTACCGTGTTTATAAGGACTTTCGCCCTCTTCTAAGAGGACATCATCGGCAAAGGTCGCATATCTGATTTTAGTATCTGGTATGCTAGTAGGCTTTTTGCCAATAGCCATTAATACGGTAAACAAAGGGTTTTCTTCATCAACCAAACCCTCTTTTGTCATGAATACATGTTTCTTGCCGTATTCCTTATACCAATATTGCACTACACGAATTTTATTGTAGCTATTGTTATACCAAAGGGCCTCACCGTCTACCGTTTCAATAACGCCGGCTTCCTGTTCGGTATCATCATATTTATGTCTAAGTGTATCGATTTCATTGGCTTTATCCGGATATACTTGCTTTAACTTTGCCGTACCTTCCCAACTATATCGGCCAACATATTGAGCATCGCTTAAATCATCTTTTTTACATTCTGGATCTATGAAAGCATCGAACGGAGAAACACGTTCTATTTGAATAGTGCCATCTAACTTCGTGTAATCGAATTCATAACTTACCCAGTAATTAGCTAAACCGCAAATAATCTTATCACGGAAGCATTTCCCTTTATTGCGTTGATAGTTCGCGCGGTCTAAGCAATATTTTGTAATACCTTTAGCCACTCGACTGATGCGGTCATCTTCTTCACTACGTGGCAAGAAGTCCGGTTCTGTTTCATTCTGCGATGCGTATCCACATAACAGATTAATAACCGGTCTAATTCTATTAATCGTAATCGCTGGCCGTCCAGCTTCACGCATTTTAGTTAAATCAGCATCTTCCCATTGTTTGCCTTGCATAAAGGCAAAGTCCTCGGCAGCAGCCTTGCGCCAGTCTGACGTGGCTTCTAATGCTTTTTTAACATTGTTTTTTGCTTCATATATATCAAATGTTTGTTCTATATCCATTACTCCACCATTTCAGAACCATATATCATATCGTACATTTGTTCTATTTGCCATTGTGGCATAGCTTGCGCAAATTCCGCCAATTCCGCATCGGTGTATTTCGCCGGAATAATAACGCCCTTTTCTTCTCGTTCGCCATATTCCGACTTCAACACCTTATAGGCGTAATCTCGTAACGCCTTTTCACTCATACGCCCCATGCAGTAACTTCTCCTTCTGTATCATCATCATATCTATAACCATCAACAAATGGTTTCTCCGGTTTCTTAGGTGTGATAGGTCTGCTCATACAAAAATACCTAAACTCATCATATGCATGATCCTCTTGTGTTGTATCAACATCTTCCGGCTTGCTTTCGTCATATACTAATTCCGGTAGTGTTCTTAGAATATGCTTACACGTAGAAAAGAATTTGATTTTCTTCTCCCTTAGGTAGGTATGAACCATCATCTTTCCCGGAATGCGTTCAGAATTAGACCGAGTAAAATTAATTCCATGACGTGCAAATATTTCCGCTATAGACTCGCCTTGAATACTCCACTTCATGCGGTCGTCTTTCTGCCATATCGCTCTATCAGCTATATCATATGCATAGGTTTCACCCTCGCTTAATCTAGCCATTTCGGCGGCAACTTCATCCGGTGTTAATTTCAAACCTACATCCGGCTCGCCTGTACAACCGTAATATTCACGATAGCAATGCGCTACACCTTCATAATCAATAGCGTACCAATGAACACTAAACGGTTTACTAAAACCCCAGTCCATAGAACGAACCCTTGTCCAACCTTGCGGAATTTCAAACGGCTCTTCTACATGGACACTTCGATTAAATTCGGTGAATACTTGCCCAATGAATACATCCCAATCACCATACAAGAACGCTTTCTTTTCCTGTTCTGGCAATGCTTCCAAACGCTTTACATAGTTAGGGTCATTTTTCATTAATACATAATTGTCGTATACCTGAGCCGGAATAAATACTTTTTCAAGTCCTGTGGTCTGATCTATCACGGTTTTCTCGCCGTAATCTGTCGCTTCTACATATTTACGTTTCACCCAACCATGACCACGACCACCGGGGTTACAACTGCCACGAAAACGAACAGGGAACCCTTTAGCACTACGAAGGCAAGCCGTTAATAATTCGGCCGTGCGTTCCGTATGTTTGGTTAATTCGTCAATTCCTAGATAATCAAACTCTTGCCCTTGGTAACCTTCCGCATCTTTATCGTTTTTCACATATCTGAACAATACTTGACTGCCATTCTTTAATGTCGCTATGTGTTTCTGGTCGGAATACTTGTACAGTTCTGGCGGTACGCTTCGTATCCATTCGCGGATAACGTTAGCTTCTAAATTCGGATATGTTTCACGGAATATATAACAATGGCTACCCGGATAAGTTAAAGCGTAAATGAACACGTCCATGATCAATGACTTTGTTTTTCCACCACCACGAGCGCCACCATACACCGCATACGGTGCCGTTGTATTGTGGAATATATTTTGTTTTTCGTTTGGCTTATAGTCAATCGTTATTTCCATTTTTGATAGATTTATACAAAAAATGAGATATATCGCCGTGGATATACCTCATATTCTGATAGATTTATACAATTCTCTATTATTCTTTATTCATATTACTAAATACAACCTTAATCGGTTCGCCGTCTGTTCCGCTGATTTCTTGTTTGTCAGTAAACAACTTATAGCGTTTACCAATTAATTCAGCTGCTTTTAACCTATCATTCAACGCCGGATCTAATCCAAACTGGTCTGGAATATCACCACGCATCGTGCTAGATAAAAACTGCATTACCTCATCAGTATCAGCGATGCTATTTTCTTTCATTTCCGCTAGTCGTTCGTCTATATATTGTTTTACGTCAACTTTTTTCAACAGTCGACTACCAGCCGAATACGCCGTTCGTTCACTATAACCAGCCTTTATAGCTGATTGTGTGGCATTCGTAGTCTTTAGCCATTCTTCTGCAAATATTAACTCTTTAGGCTTTAATTTAATATCACTCACTACGTTCACCACCTTTCAACACATTAACTAGATATATTAACAATTCATGTTGCTTTGACGTATCGTATTCAGCAACCTTTTTAAATAACTGTCCCTCTTTAAATGGGTTTCGTTTATATTTCTCCGGAAACGCTTCTGCATATTCCGCTTCGCTATACATTCGACTTACGATATATACTTTAAATGGTTTATCCCACTTACTCCATGATTGGCGAGTATCAATCACATACCTTAAACCCTTTTTAACTTGTAATGCCGTAATCACCTTTTTAATTTTAGGCATGTAGTTCATTGATATTCACCCCCTATCGTAATATATTGTTATCTTTGCTTTTCATTCTTCTATGTGATCGCTGACAAATTCCAGCCGCTTGCTTAGATGCGTGTTTGCTAGTGCAATATGTTTGGCATCGTCCGTCATATTCGATTGTTTCAGCCGTGCATATGCCGTGCTTGTCATTGTTCAAACAATGCTTTCTATCGCAATGAATTTGCGTCATATTGCTATCCTTTCAAATAATCATATTTCACATTTCGTGTAATTTTAAAAATACGGTTGACGTGTCGCGGTAACCGTGTTATACTCTAATCAAGGTAAGGGGAACGAACCCCAATAGTTAATCACAAGGAGAAAATAAAATGTACACATTAAAAGACTTAAGCACAAACAAAACATGGAAATTTGAAACTAAAATAGATGTTTCTAACTTCATCAGTACAATGAGTTTCGGTTTTGAATGGCAATTACTAGACACAAATAATCAAGTTATCGCAACTCACATTTATGAATAAGGAGGAAATCAAAATGTTTGAAGTTACAACTCGCTATCCTAAATATCATCGTTATGGTTCTTATCAAACAGCATGGGAAGCTTTAGAAGGTGCTATGGATGTCCTCGAAAGAAATAGCCACTCCACTCAATTAACATGGTGCGGCACAAACCGTGAGTTTTACGAAGAAGTTACAGGTACAACCCCTACAGTTGACCTCACAGACGAAACATGGATCATTGGTGATGGTGATTTCTTCACCGTTGTTGAACGTAATGCAACAGCCGACGAAATCAAATTAGCGTTGCAAGACATTACACGAGATATTGAAATTGAAGAGGTTGAATAATGACAAACAAAATAAAAGAGGCCCGTTTAAAAGCGGGTCTCACACAAAAGGCTGCTGCTGAATTTTTAGAGATGCCGCTACGCACCTTCCAAGATTGGGAATACGGTTCTAACGCCCCTAAATATGTAATCAATATGGCGGTTAAAATGTTGTCAACAATTCAAAAGAATAAATAGGAGAATAAAACAATGCAAATGACTATCCAAGAAATTAAAAACGCGATCAAATACAACGAACTTAATAACATTGAAACACTTCAAGCTACCTATACAGGTATCAAACACAATAATGACGGCATAATTCAAACACTAGGTTATGACGATTTAAGCAACATTGTTATGATGCTTCGTTACATAGCTGAAAAATGCGAATTGCTTCGCCGCCGCACTAATTCGATATATGATGCGTTCGCCGCGTTTAACCTACGGGAAACAATATTCGATACTATAGATGAGTACCAACAAGAAATGAATAATCAAATACGCCAAATGTTAGCCGCTAGATAATAGCGGCTTTTTTAATTACTCAAAACCGAACACGCCACAACTTAATGTGATCTGACATCAAAACAATTTGGGTTAATTTGGTATAAAACCTTTACATAATAAATGCAGCATGTTCAGTTTTCAACAATTAAATGTTACTTTTATACAAGAAATGGGATATATCGCCGTGGATATACCCCATTTTATTTTAGTTTTATTCAGTTTGTTTGTATGTTCTATACAAGCGCTGACAATCTATGAAATCGTACAAGAAGTTATGTTATTAGGTAAGTACATATTTAACAAGGATCGTATCTCAAATTGCATGTGTTCATGAAAGGAATTTAACGCCAGCGCCTGTATACAACACACAAGGGGAACGGCCCAATGTTCCCCGTTGTGTTGCATCTGTATCAGGAGAATTTAGTCAATGTCCATAAAAGCTACATATGACACTATAATTATACTATATTATGCTTTTCCGCATGCTTCCGATATAGTCCGATGTATTCCGACTTTTACCGTTTTAGCGGTATGCATGCTTGGGTAATATGTATGATGTAAATAATACCCTACTTTAACGAGTCCAGCCGTCTTTAACTCGCTGGCTTGCGACTTTTCTAGATCTGTAAAGTATCTAGCATGTTTAGCGCTTTTACCGCCAACATATTCACGCATCAATAGTATATTTTCTTTTCCGCTGGTGGTGCAGTTGATAATATCTGCTGCGGTTTCCCGCTCGTCAATCAACGCCCCTATTTCCCTTTGTACTGCATCGCGCTTACTTTCAAGGCGTATAATTTGTTGCTCCAGTCCGCCCGGTGTTCCGCCACCTGTTAGGCGTTCCTTTGAGTAGTCAACGGCGCCTATAGTTATAATATCGCTTTGCAAATGCTTTAGATCTTCTTTCAATGAATTGATTTTCATTGTAATTAATTTAATCGGTTCTAGGTACTCTTTGGCTAATTCTCTGTATTCTTTATCCGTCATATATTCCCCTTTATCTCATGTTTTTAACTGTTTCCCCTAACATGTTTAAATAATCCTGTAAATTGGTTTTGATAGCATCATTCACGATTTGGATATTGTCAGTTGTTACATAGCTAGCAATTAGCATTTTATACATAGCATCTTTGGTAGGTACTAACACCGCTATTAATCCGCTACCAATAAAAACCACAAATAATAATATTACCTTTGATTTATTAGCTTGTATTTTTTCCCTAGCTTCATCTTCAACAAAATATAAAAACACCAGAAAACATACAAGCATTGCCAATACAAAAAATACAATTTGATTTAAAGCATCTATATTATGTAGTACCTCAATCAAGTACAAATACATCGGATCAATAATAGGCATTATACATTTCCCCTTTCGCCTACAATGTTACTTTTTCAATTTCTGCCCTAATTTCAAGAATATTTAGATATTCCCCCATAGTGGCTTTTTGCTTACGCAATAATTCAATAGGACAAGTAGGCTTAAATTCCAACGTTCCCGCATCGTATTTAACCAACATTTTATGAAGTTTATTATATCGTTCTTTTAATTCACTATATTCAATTCTAAAGCGTGTTTGCCATTCTGGCTCTTTGATTTCAGTTTGCTTCATATTTGCTAAATTTTGCTCCAGATTTTCAATAGATGTTTTTTCCCAAATTCTAATCATTTTTACCTCTTCTTATTACTTACCAGTACTACCGATACCACCGGCACCACGCGCCGTTTCGGTTAATTCATCGACTTCTAACAACTTTAATGCACCAGCTGGTACAAGTATACCTTGCAATAATCTATCACCTTTTTGAATTAGATATGTACTATCTCCGGTATTCTTGAATATACCTTTGATTTCCCCTCGGTAATCTGCATCAATCACGCCAAATGAGTTTGGAATAACTAACGGCGTTTTGCTCATACTCGATCTTGGTGCAAGCATCAGCATATACCCCTTTGGGATTTCCATTGCTAAACCTAGCGTTACATATTGCGTTTGATGCGGTTTAATAGCTACACTTTCCGGTTGGTAAAAGTCCATTCCCGCAGCATCTTCGCTACCAATTTTAGGCATCAATACGCCCGGCATGCATCGTTTCACTTTGATCGCATCCGCACTATAGCGTTTACATCCTAACATGCGTTTAATTTTATTAAGCAGTTTCATTTGTACCCTCATTTCAATAACGCTTCTAACACTTTATTTTTCCTATCCATAATTCGGATTTCTACACGTGGGTTTTCTTTATCTATACCCGCTATGCAACTATCGCCATATGAACATATCCATTTATCATCATCAATGACTTTGGCTTTTGTTAATATATCGCTAGTCGCTTGTAAAAGACCGATTAAGTCCGGCCAACTTCTTTTGTTAGGAAGATAGTATTTACATTCAACAACGATGATGCCAGATATATGCAGTTTCTTTCCGGCTAATTGCCATAAGCAAGCATCTTCGTAATTTTCGTATGCTTCCGACGGAATTATAATGCGTTTTCCATTCTTAAATACGATACGTCCGCTATTCTTTTTAGTTGCTGGCCGTCCTTTTAATGTAATATCAATCACACTCATAAGGAACCGCCGTTAATCTTTCCGCTAAATCAACTTTATCGCAATCAATTTCTTCAATTCCAAATTCGCCACAATTACTGCTCCAGCTAGTCAATCCGGCACTATAATAACGAACCTTACCGGGTCTATATCCAGCAAAATACCGTTTTAATTTCATTACCTTGGTTTTTACAACTATTCGCGTATCAATTGGAACCTTTTCCCAATCCACAACACCCAATAGATCCGCAATAGAATATTTACGGATATTAGGATTTAACCCTAGCACCTTGCATGGAATTCTTGGGGTATGATCGCGTATCTTGAAATTACCGCCGTTTTCGATAAACGTAGGATTTACAAAGAATGCATACACGCCTTCAATTTTGATATCCCTATACCCTTCGTTATACATTTGCTCTAATAACCATTTTTGCTCATTCGTCATTTTATAATTCCCCTTCTAACATCAATTGTTTCGCCGTTGTTTTAATCAGATATACGTTCTTTTCTAAACTGTTACCGTGTCCGTACAAACTTTCTAGTGTTACGCTAACCCTACAAGAACGCTTGTTTTTATCTTTTCGCCTGTACATTAAGTTGTAATGGCCTTCAACACCTATGCAGCTTTCTACTAATTCCGGTTTTATAATTTCGTCATCAATAACAACCATTAAGGCGCTTTCTAATAAATCGTGTTCGTATTCTTTGGTAATTCTATCCAATATAACGCTTTTCATCATCGCCACCATATGCATTTACCTTCATAATATGCTTTCCTATTTCTTCTACTACATTTACTGTAACGGCATTACCAGCTTGCTTATAAAGTTGACTGTTACTATTTAACGCCGCCGCTTTTTCAAACTGTTCATCTGTAAAACCTTGTAAGCGCCAACACTCTTTAGGTGTAAGTTTTCTAATGCGAATAGGCTCATCATTAACCAACACACCCAGATTGTCGCTAGTTGTTAATGTATTAGATCGTTGCGGTTGTACTCGTCCTCGGCGTGTTTCGCTATCTGGATATGCAAGGTCTATACCGTCGCCAACTTCCGCCATTGTGTATCCTGTTTTGGTTGCATTTTTTATCGCTACTTTCGGAACATGTTTATAGTCCGTGGCCGTCAATGTGCCAGCTAAGCCGGTAGGCCATACGGTATTATCTGTTTCATAACGTGAACCATTTCCAATGCTTTGAACTTTATTTGTATCGATTTCATATAAACCAGTTTTAGCACCCATTCCGCACAAGGTGGCGGATAATGTACAACTTACGCCGTCCGGATTATAAACTCGTTCACCTTGCGAACCACCTATAATCTGCTTAAGAGTTGTTGTGTTTTCTCTTTTGATAGGTAATAGACTTCTGGAACATCTGTTTCCATAACGTCCAACAATATACACACGTTCTCTGTTTTGAGGGACTCCGTAGTCTTTGGAATTGTACACTTTCCATTCGACACTATACCCTCTTTCGGCCATTTCACTAATAACGGTGAGGAACCCGCCCCCCCCGTCGATAGATAACAAATTCTTAACGTTTTCGCACATAATCCATTTGGGTTTATTTTCTTCGCACTCATCTAATAACCTCATAATTTCATAGAATAGACCGCTTCTGGTGCCTTCTTTAATGCCTTTTTGCTTGCCAGCTATGCTTATGTCTTGGCAAGGAAATCCAAACGTCCATAAGTCAGCCTTTGGCAAGTCTTTCCCTTTAACTTTTGTAACGTCGTTGCCAAACCATAAATTATCTGTATCATACATTGCCCGGTATGATGCTTGTGCAAATTTATCGAATTCACACCAGCCAACACATTCCATTCCAGCCTTTTCTAAACCAGAATGAAAACCGCCGATACCGCTAAAAAAATCTATGAATTTCATGCATTCCCTTTCATCAAAACATATCACCACTCAATATAGTATTTATGCTTGTTAGATCACTCATGCTTATCGCATCATATTCAAGTAGCCACTTTAAACAATGCCGCCCGTGCTTAAATCTATCTGGCTTATTTCTAGGCCCCGGACTTGCATAAGTTACCGCTTCCACCCATTCACAATGTGCTTCGTAGCTATACCACGGATACATTAGACAATAGGCTTTTATGTATTGTTGTTTACGCTTTCTTTGTACTAATTTCATTCTTCCGCCACTTCCTCGACTTCGATTAAACACGTTGTAGGTGATACAAAAACATTTGTACCGGTTACCACATCTACAAAGCCAATATTTTTTCTATTCCCCAAATCAACATTTGTTATAGCAACTAAAAAATTATGCAATTCACTTTTCATTCCTTTGCCTTCTTTAAATGAATTTGTAAAATATCTTCTAGTCGCACCATTTATAAATACTGTTATCTGTAACATATTTACTCCTCACCTTTAAAAAACACTAACCATACTGTTTTACCGCGCCGTTGCCCTAAAATTGGCTCAACCGGCAATAATGGTCGCACTTTTGGTAATGTTATTTGTTCTTCATTCCACTTGAAAATCAACGTTCCATTTTGTTTGAGCACCCGCCAACATTCTGCAAGACCTTGTTTTATATCCTCTTTCCAGTCCGGCCCCAACCGTCCGTATTTTAAGGCTAAAAATGATTTATCACCAGCACTTACCAAATGCGGCGGATCAAACACAACTAAATAAAACGTTTCATCTTCAAAAGGCATTTCTCGAAAATCTGCAACAATATCCGGTTTTACAATTAACTTTCTACCGTCGCAAAGTGTTGTGTTTTCCGTTCGGTTATCTATGTAAACCGTTTCTTTATGTTCTCTATCAAACCAGAACATTTTAGAGCCACAACATGCATCTAATACCTTCATAGCGCCCCTATTTTAATCATTTTCATTAACCCGCCAGCAATCAACGCCAAAGCAATAGTTGATACAAATAATCCTAATACCGTATTTCCGGCAACATTGAATAAACCTAGCAACCATAACGCCATAGAAACAATAAACGCAAAACCTAAAGCTTTTACTAATAGCACAAGCACTATATACACAAAAAGCGCAATATTTTTCATTTTTTTATCTCCTTATTTTCAAAAGGGTTTATAGTTTCAAACACAACGAAAGACGTATTGTTGTACCCGTGGCGTTTTTCCCATTTACGAAATACCGCGGTTAATTCTTCTTGTAATTCATCTATATGTTCTTGTTTTACATCTAGTAGATAATCTTCCGACCACTCCGCTATTTCATCGTCAAGATCAATTTCCACAATATCCTCAATAACTCGATCTGCATTAACTGTCGGAATATAATAATACGGATTTGCCACCCTAACGCTTGGTACTTCCTCATCTGGATATGTACTTGCAAAATCATTAACGGCATCTTCAATGCTTTTTTGCGGCCAACCTACATACCCTTTAAAGCACCAACACCACTCATTCTCATTTTTTACTAGCATCGTTACCACCATTTAAAACGGAACATTTTCATTGTTCTCGTTATTATCTGCAAAATTATCAAAATTACTTTCGGTTGCCGTATCATTCAATGCGGATACACCAACGAAACCAGCGATTACTTCCGTAACGTATTTTTTTTGTCCGTTGCTATCTTCATAAGAACGTGTTTGAATACGCCCCTCTACAAATAGCCGATTTCCTTTTCTGTAGTTTCCTACTGCTTCGCCTAGCTTGCCCCAAGCCACACAGTTTACGAAAGCGGTTTGTTCTTTCGTTTCATTTGTTGCGCTATCAACATAAGTATTGCTTGCTGCCACCGTGAAAGTTGCCACCGCGCGGCCGGATTGCGTATATCGTACTTCCGGATCACGAGCAAGATTTCCTAATAACTGAACACTATTCATATATTTACCTCACTATTTTCTAAATAACGCATTTAAACGATTTTTGACATTTGAAATAATTCATCTAATGTGTAATCACATTGCAACGCATCGTTCAACATCTCTTGAATTGCCAACATTTCGGACAATCTAAAATCAAATTCACCACGTTCATGCTTTTTTGTAGGTTTCAACTGGTATTCCGGCAGCTTCCGCCAACTCACGTTGACTCATAAACAATCGCTTTCTACATTCGATTAACTTCGGAAATACATTATATTTACAATTCATTTCAGCACCCCTAGAATTTTTGTTTTATATTCTTCTGCTATATCCGCCTTTTCAACTAACCCCTTTAAGTCAATCGGTTCAAACCTTTCAACTTCAACTAAATGCCCATTATCAAGCATCTTAATTTCTGTTTTAGGTGGCATATTGAGTTCTGCCCTTTTTCGCGCTTCCATTAATAGGCCATTACTTTTAATACTTTCCGCAATTTCCATATGTTTTTGTTCGCGCGCTACCAGTTGTTCATAGGCTTTACAGAATTGGCTCATCGCTGCACTTTCGTTATAGCTTTGACAGTTTCTTGGATCGAAGAAACGCCATATTGTTTTAGCGGCAAGCCTTGTAATACCTTTAAGTTCATCAAGACCTTTTTCATACCCAAAACTACTAGCAACCTTTCTGACTTCTTCCCATGCATCTTGCGCTATTAACCGCTCTTCTTTTCCGTTTACATAACCGGAAATTTCTGCCGCTTTCTTGCGGATAGTGGCAACGGCTGGAACGAATTCACATGTATTAATACATTGTTTAATTGCTTCGGCCAATGTTACCGGGTTGATATCTTCCAGCATATAGGCGTACATTTTAACCTTTGTATTGTCAATATTCGGATATATCAATAGTTGGCCCGTAGCTTTCAATATTTCCGGTTTCATCTGTTCCCCCTTCTACCGCATCAATCAATGCGTTTAATTCTGCAACCTTTCGTTCCGTATCTGTCATAGCTGCCATTTCGTTACCATTCAAATACGTATCAAAGTGGCTAGGTGCAAATAACGTTTTCGGTGTTAAATACTTTTCCAACTTTGTACCTTTCCATTCATGGCATTTTTTATCAATCACAGTTTTGAAATCATTAACCGTGTACCCCTCTTTCAAACGTGATCGTATCGCTTGGATATATGGTTTTGTTGTTGGTTTGAATTTTGAGCCGGTTTTCATATTCAAGTATTCGATAATCTCAAAATGAGATTTATCTATATCGTCATGTGAAGCATGACATAGTATATCTATACTATCCTTACCTAACCTATCCTTACCTAACCTAACCTTACCTATCCTATCCTTACCTGTGGTAACCATTGGTATACCAGTGGTTGTCATTCGGTTGACAGATTGCATGCAATTAGTTGTAACTTCATATTCGTTTTTATCATTAAGTCGCAACTGTTCGCGTTCATTTAATAGCTGTTCGTTTGGATTGTATCTGTCCTTCCTAATGTAGTTATGTATTTTCCAATGCTTGATAACGATGACGCCAGTATCAAAAGGAATTATAAATTGTTTGGCTATTAACAACTTCATATCATCATCTTTAGCACCTATCACCCTCATGAGTGATTTAGGCGAGTTGATAAATCCGTCATCATCTGCATCTAGCAACATATGAAAATATAGATTTTGTGTTGTGGATGGCATATCAAGGAATTGGTCTGACTTTATAATTGACTTTGCCATCATTCTTCGTTCTGCCATGTAATGCCCTTGTTCCTTTCTTTTAATATCTCCCTAATCTGTTTTGCATCGCTGCCATGTGCTTTTGTATGGCAATCACGGCAAAGGCAAGCCAGATTATTCAAATTTGATAACCCCCCATGCGATCTAAATTCAATGTGATGAACCTCGGTTGCCATTGCACCACATAGAACGCATAGGCCCTCATCTCGTTCATACGCCCATTTTCTGGTACGGGCGTATAGTGCGTTATCCTGTCTTTTCCTTTTGTTCATATTCGCCCCATTCCATTACAAGTGAGTTGATATAATCATCATTTTCAATCGGTATGTTTAACTGGTTGCACTCATCAACTAACGCATCAATCAATCGCCGCATTTCGTCAACTGTGTAAACGCTGCTTCCGTGATATGCACGAACGATTGAATATCCTTCCGTTTTGGCTGGGCCGGCATCTTCTGCATGCCAGCCTAACCCGTGGCTTTGCCAAATTTCAATAAAACGCTCGATAGCATCGTTTTTAATCGGTAAGTAGGTAAATGTACCACATTCAATCAAAACTCGCTTGTATACCTCGTTTTTTGAAATGTATGCGTGTTTTGAAAGTTCCCTTGCTATCTTTTCGCACAATACCCACGCATAGGCGTTAGCGTTTAATGAGCGGCGTTTTATTTTCTTTTTGATTTCGACTATATATTCAACTTCCGGATCTAACTTATTTAACGTTTCGTCTTTAGGCGCTGGAATTAAAATGTTATAGCCAATAGATTTTATAACATTAATTCCTTTTGTTACCCATTTCATTATTCGGCGCCTTGTTGCTCAATGAATTTCTTTAACCAATCAAGAGCGGCGACCATTTCAAAGGCATCTAACATCGCAAGGCGTGGTTTTTTAAATTCCGTTGCAATGTATTTTGTGATTTCTGCCGGTGGTACATTGTTATCTTTTGCAAGTTTACAAAATTCTTCATATCCGGCAACGTGCGTTTCTTTTGGTTTAGTCGCTTGCATTGGTGCTGCACTTCCACCCATTGTAAAGCGTACAACCCCTTTACTATCAACTATGGTTAACTTGTTGATATTTCGATTTTCGTCATAGTCGATTTCTTTAACTGTAAATTTTGCGTATGACTTAGGCTTTCCGTCTTTCCCCGCTTTCCATTCGCCATTTTGCAAATTAATATAGGTAAACGGAGCGGAATATAATTCTCTACCAATGCCCCAGTTAAAGCATGCACGCTTGAAACTATCAGATGCTTGGCCCTTTTCTTTTTCTGTGTTGCTTTCCGTGCCTACATCGGACTTACCAACCCACTCGCCGGTTTGTTGGTTATAGATTGAAACTGTGCAATATAATCTATCGCCAATGATCGCATGTTCACGTTTCCAATTCATTGCGCCTACTACTTCATCAAGCATGCGCATATCAACGCGTGCATCTTTGTATAGCAGCACAACTGCACCTACGTTGCCGTTCTTTTCATTTAGCGATTGAATACGGCAATCTATTTCATTCGCTTTTAGTGTTCTAAATTCCATACATGCCACCTACTTAATATAGAAATTTTGGTTTACTTTAATTTCTGCGCCCTCTACCACTTCACCGGCTTTAAGCGCTTTTTTAATTGCCGTTTTATCGGCTTTAATTTCAACCTTTGTAAAGTCCGCCGGAATTACATCAAGGTTTATAATTTCAACGCTTTCGGATTTTCTATAACCGGCTTTAAATGTTCCAACTTCTAATTTTTCGATACCTTTTTGCTTCATTGAATATTCAATGTTGTTTTTCAAGGTTTCAATAGTGCTTTCTTTTGATTTTTTAACTTTGTTCAATCTATCAATTTCAGCCTTAATTCCTTGTATATCAGCTTCAACGTTAATCATGTATTTTGCCGTGTTTTCGATTTTTTCTTCAATGGATAAATCAAGCATTTCTAATGTATTTTGAATTGCTTCGATTTCTTCCGGCGTTTCTGCCGCTTCTAGCATTGCGGATAGTTCCGCGTAATCCTTGTTTAGTTCGTAAATACTAGCCATTTTTATTTATCACCTTTCAACAATGTAATAATTCCTTCTACGTCAACATTCGTTATAGGTGAGTCCATTAACGAACGATAACTTCCCATATTTATATAAATTAATTTGCCTTTATATATTGCGTATACATCATAAGTAAAAATCACTTCGCCGTTTTCTGTGTCACTTTTTCTAACACCAAGATTAAGAGAAATTTCTTTATCCGCAATTTTTTCACATAACTCTGTAAACATCGCAGTAACTTCGGCGATTTGTTTTTTATTTAATCTCCATTCCATAATTTCACCTTGCCACCTTAACCGCTCATCGTGTATGATGAGGTTAAGATGCTTTAATAACTCACTTTTCGCATCTGCCCTTTGGTAACTGCAATTACTAAAGGGCCTTTTTTATTTCGTCAATGTAGATGCCACCATATAATAACGCAACGCCTAACAATCCTTGTAATACCGCTTCATATAACGTAATATTGTCAAGTTCTAAACTGCCCGGCGTGCCTATCAGTAAGATTGCGCCTATAGCTTTAAAAACCGTTGTCATTCTAATTCTCCTGTGATCACTAGCATTTGGCTGGTGATTTTTCTTATTTCACCTCTTAGATACCGATTTTCTGATTGCAAGCGTTCGTTTTCTGCTTGTAACTGTTTATATCTGACAATGTTAAACTCCGTTGTCAGTCCCGCTAATTTCTCAACCTCATTCCGGTTGAATTTCACGCCGGGTATCGGTAACTGGTGTAACTTGCCGTCATTTCTGAGGTTATAGACTGCTGTTTCTGATATTGACAGTAACGCAGCAACCTCTTTAACTGTGTAAACTAATTTTTCCATAGAATTCGTTCATACATTCTCCTTTTTATAAAAAATAATCAACCGTTACACCGAAATAATCGGCAATTTTTTTTAGCGTATCTACGCTAGGTTTTGAACGACCTTTTTTGTAGTCAGTCATTGCCGCTGTAGAAATGCCCGTAGCTTTACTTAATGCATATGCAGTTATGCCATGCTTTTTTAAAAGCTTTTCGATTTTCTCATACATCTTGCTATATCACCTCGATTCTGATATATTAAAAATAACTAATATTTCTTAGCTAATTTTTACGTGATTTATAATCTCGTTTTCGTTAGCTATCTCGCAATTTCATAATATTATGTTTTTGCGAGAATGTCCAATTAAACGTTTATAAAATTTCTTAAAAGAGATTAAATCATGGGTAACAAAAACATATATAGCAAGATAGAAGCTCTATTGAATCAACATAATATTAGTGCGTACAGACTTTCTAAAGATACTGGAATTTCAACGGCATCGCTTACAGATTGGAAAAAGGGGCGCTCAAATCCTAAAGCAGATAAAATACAAATCATAGCGGATTATTTTAACGTTCCTATCTCGTATTTTTTAGATAGCACTGAGCAAACAAAAGAGGTACCACCTATTAAAAGTGATACCTTCAATGTTGACTTTAAAAATGTGAAAGTGATGTTCTATGGGGATTATGAACTTACTGAGCAAGAGAAGAAAATGGTTGAGAATGTGATTAAAGGGGTTATTTCATCACGTAAAGATGAAAGGGATAAAAAATAAATATATATAGGGGTGTAGTATGAAACGAATGTATCCTATTGTGTTAGATATTATTAAAGAAAATCGGTCTAATGACCCAGATGTTATCGCTAGAAATTTACGCATTAGTGTTCACTATAGATCACTGCCAAAGCATTTGAAAGGACTGTTGATAAAAACACCTTTTTCAAAGGATATTGTTATTAATTCAAAAATAGACATCAACCATAAAAAGGTTGCTTTGGCGCATGAATTAGGTCATGTTATATTGCATAAAGGCGGATACAACTTATTTGATATTGACCTATTAACCGATAGAGATAAAAAAGAAAAGGAATATCAAGCAAATAAATTCGCTTTTTTATTAGTAGCGCATACCTGTTTAAGAAATTCGCCGAAAATGATTGATAGTATCCGTAACGAAAAGGAACTAACTTTTAACGATACGATAGAGTTGCTTAAAATATTTGAGCGTACAGGTTGTTATATTTAGGGGAAATAATCATGAAGGTAAATCGTAAGGAAATACAAGATGAAATGATAAATATTACATTTGGGACTTATTTATTTACATTTCTATTTGCTGGAATATTTTTCATCATAGTAGAAAATAAGGGCGATACTATAGGTATTTTTATATCTGGTATTTTATTCTGGTTAGGATATTTGTTAATTAGATTTATCAACAAAAAACAAAGTACAAAGTTTTTAGATAATTTAGAAATGAGAGAATACTATGCAATACAATATCAGCGTGAGGAAGAAAGATAAGGGTTTCCAAATAATTGTGTCGTATAAAGACGGCTACAAGTGGCGTCAAAAATCAAAACAAGGCTTCAAAACTAAACGTGAAGCCAAGGAATACGGCCACGTTATCGTTAAGGAATTAGACAAAACCGCACTACTCACCAAAGATACGGAATTAAAAGACTTAACTTTCAAGGAATTTGCGGATATGTTCCTTGAAATAAAAAAAGGCCACGTTACGCACAATACATTAACTATGTACCGTCATGCCGTGGATGCCTACAGTTCTATTAATAATATTAAATTGTCTAACATCAAACCATTACATATTCAAAATGTAGTGAATAAAATGGTCTCTTCGCCTACTACCATCAATTCATACTACAAAGTGGTTAGTCGTATATTCTACATAGCGATTAACCCATACAAGATAATTTCAGATAACCCATGCACTGGTGTTAGGTTGCCGCGTGTCGAACGTAAGAATATGATCCATACCATTTCCGATGAAGATTTGAATAAGTTCGCAAAATACATGAGGGAAAAATATCCACAGGCCTATTACTTTTTACAAATTGCTAGATATACTGGTATGCGATTAAGTGAAGTATATGGATTGACGTGGAATGATATTGACCTAAAAAATCGCAAAATTTCCGTCAATAAGCAACTTCAATATGTCAAAGGTGTAATTACCTTCGAGAAAACTAAAACGGCGAATTCGGTGCGAATTTTGCCAATTCCGCCTATCTTAGAAAAGATACTAATAGAATACCAAACACATGAGTTGGAGTTTGAGTATGATTTAGTTCTAAACCCATACAAGAAAAATGGTGTCAAATGCCAAATCAACACCTATTTAAAACAATTTGGAGACAACCTATCAGCGCATAATCTACGGCATACATATGCCACGAAATTATTGGCTAACGGTCTTGATGTAAAAACTGTATCAGCATTACTCGGCGATACACCGGCAATGGTGATGAAAACATACTTGCATTATAGCGATGAGATGAAAGCAGCAGCATCAAATGCAGTTGCTAATATTTTTAGTTAAAAATTTTGACGATTTTTGACGAATTGAATATTTAGCTATTAAAAGATACAGTAAGCAAGTACTCTTTTATATGTTCATTTTTAACAATCATATACAATTGAGTGGCATTTTTAATAATTTGAATATCTGCTGTTTCTTTAGCGTTTCGAGCTTTATCCGCTGCAGATAAGAATTGTGGCATCGCAATAGCCGCTAATATAGCGATAACCGCTACTACAACCATTAACTCAACGAGAGTAAATCCGCCTTTTCTCGATTTTTTAAACCCTTCTCGAACACGAGAAATATGTAGTCGATCTACGACCCATTGACCGCACATTTCTAATCGATGATTCACTCCATGAATCATATGCATAACAGACTTCATAATATTCTCCTTTTAATAGTTAAGTAATAACATTGTCTATTGCCCTCCTAAGTTGGCAATGGACGTAAATAAGGGGTACATAACAGATACAACTAATACGGCTACACCGATTCCCATTATGGTTAGTAAAAT